ATTAATCGGTTCTATGAAAGTTGTTCTAATATCACTACCTCTGATACTAGTATAAGGTTTCATTCTTAAAGGATTGTCTTCTAGATAAAATCCTGCACTAACTAAAATTTGTGTACCTGGTTGATAATAAGGGCTATTTAAAGCACCGCCAATTGTTCGGCATGCTCTAGCAGAATCTTGTGCTCTACCGTCGTTAGTATCATTTCCGTCCATTGTAACGTATAGTGTGTTTGTTACAACAGGTGCAGTTCCGACAGGGTTATTTCCACGGACTCTTATATCTCCAATAATTTCAGTTAGGCCTGCTGCTGGATCTATTTGGACTGTACCAGTAGTTGAACGAATTATTTTTGTATATAAATTTTGTATAAAGCCGTCAGCCCATTGTTCTTCAGCAAGACCAATAGAACCTGTTGAATCTGCTTGTGTTAACACATTTGCAGCAGTAAGATCTTCTCCAACGTATACATTTTTTACAACGCCTACGCCGCCGGCTACTTGTAATGCACCAGTTGTTTCACTAGTAGAATCATCAACTTCTGCAACAAGGACTCTATCAGTTGTTATTTTTCCAGTCGATGGATTATATCTTAGTCCGTTTCCTATTCCAGTTATATCAACAAATACTGGACTTTCTTCATCAGTTTCATTGACAAAAGCTAGATAAAGATCTTGATTAATATTAGTAGATGTAACGTTAACAAATGTCGTAGTGTTAGCGTATTCGATACGACCGTAAATATAACCGCCGACATTTAAATCTTTTTCGATACCCATACCACCGGCAAGATACACAGCAGCTTCTTGACGTTGTGATTCTGTACCGTAGACATCGCCCGGATCGTAAGCTCTTCCGTAAGGATTACCGGTATTATTTGGACTGTAGAATTCACCTTCTTCTACATTTATTTTATTCCAAGTGTGGTCAGAGTCACCTAAGTCATAAGTTGCAGTATCTCTAGGAATTAAATCACTAATAAATTGAGCATTCGCATCGATAGTTTTAGTATTATCAATTCCTAATATAGTGTTATCTTGAACATCTATATTGCCTAAAAAATATGTATCCGGACTATCGACGGTGGTGCTTGTCGGTGCTTCAATAAGAGCAGTTGTTGTTGCAATGAGCTCGATATATCCGTTTGTTGCACGGACGCTATAATTGCCAGGTAAACTTAAAACATTGGTTTGTGCCATACTCGATCCTTATACATATTTATTTTAATGTACTCTTAATTCAATAGAGTCCAAAAAAACACTGCATTTATGGGGCCAATTCGGATGACTTTGAAATCGTACTACTATCCCAAATGTTGAATCTTGAATATTTGTCATTGACAAATTTGAATTCCAAGTTTCGATGTCATTTCCGTAAACTTTTAATGGGTCTATTGTTAAATTTGCAAAATTATCTCCGATTAATTCTTCATTTAAACATAGCTGAATAGTATCGTCTATAATTCTACCTCCTCTATTAGATGAGATTCTCAATTCAATACCCGAAACAACTTGTGGTAAATTTATAAAATTAAATCCTGTGCATCTTAAAAAATATGTTTTTTCTTTTATATCGTGTCTAGGATCTCTTGCTATATGTAAAAGATCTCTAGAAGTTTTTATACTTTTGCCATCTTTGTTTTTTAAACTGTTAAAATTATTCACTTCTTCCCAAGATACATGAACATTTTCTGCTCCAGCTTCTGAATATTGTTCAACAATTGATGGTAGGGCCCAATTTGTACTCATACCATTATTTACCTATAAAAGAAATAAGGGGACACGGAGTCCCCTTATTATTTTTTAATTTAATATCAATTATCTACTTTGAATGCTTACAACTCCAGTAGATGCTGAACCTAATGTCCAACCGACTGAATCATTGTTATCAAACACAAAGCTACCGCTTGCTGTGCTCTGAACAATAACGGCTCTACGTGCTGTTAATTTCTTAACAAAGTAAGTACTACCGTTAGTATCTGTTGCAACAATATTCATTTGACCTGCGGCTAGTGTACTTGTCGAAACTAGTAAGCAAGGGCCAGTGCCGTCAGCAGTAAGAACTCTATATTTCTTGCTAGCAACTTGTTCTTGAATGTCACCAGTTCTGTTAGTACCACCAACAATTCTTGCCTGACAAGCAATAACATCAGATACTGAGCTTGTTAATACAGAAACACCTGTACCTGTTGACCCCGATGTTGCATTGAATACAACGAAAGGAGCACTTAGATAGCCAGTACCAGCAGTTGTAATTAAAACGCTAGTAACTGTATTACCTGTTTTTACAGCAGATCCAGCAGCAGTTGTTCCGCCAGGTAGTTGTGGTGCAGAAAATAATACAGTAACTGTACCGGTAGAAACTGTTAAGCTAGATGTTGATAGTGTTACACTAGCAACGCCTTCGCCGCCGATACCAAGACCTTTACGTGTTCCAAAATATTTTGATTTAATAGGACGTCCCATTTGTTTTCTCCTTTATAATGCGACCGTTCTAGGGTCATACGCGGTGGGATCCGCATAATAATCTAGACTCTTTATTTAATAAAAAACCCGCCGAAGCGGGTTTTGATTGTGTAAAAATCAAGTAATTGATTACTTGAAGCTTACGTTTGCGCTTGTAATTGCAACCTTACCTAGGTAGTCAGCAGCGTTACCTAGAGAAGAAGCAGTGTTTGTCAACTCAACATAGCCGTAGCGTGTTAAGAAGCCAACTACTGGCTCGAATGTTGCTGGATCTAGAACAACACCAGAGCTCATTAGAGGAATATATGGGCAATAGAAAGCAGCAGCATCAGCTTCGCTTGTACCCTTATAACCGATTAGAATTTGGTTGTTGTCAGCTGTATCACTTAGATATGCGTCAACATAAATTCTCATTGCGCCATTTAGTGTTCCAACAAACTTGGTGTTTGTAGGAGCTTCGAATGTACCTTCTGTAGTGCGAGCAAAAGCAGAAGTTGTTGCGCTTTGTAGAATTGTTAGAGCTTGGTTAGAAACAACAGCCCAGTTACCAGAACCACGACGTGTACGCTGAGCAATTAAGTTGCTTACACGATTAATCTGGATAGCTAGAGCAGCGTGCTCATCACCAACGAATGTAGCAGTACCAGAAACTAGACTTTGGTCATATGTTTCTTCGACACTTGCTAGACCACGAAGAGAAGATAGAACTTCTTGGTCGATTTCAGCTGTAATTTCTTGTGCTAGAGCAGCCATGATTTCAGCTTCGATATCAATACCTTGTTGTGCTTGTGCATCTTGTGCAGCTTCAAAAGTCCAACGAGCAGATAGCTTGCGGCTCTTTGCTTCGACTGGTGTCTTTAGAATCTGGATGCTCATACGCTTACCAGGTGTACCTTCCATCATAGAAGTTACTTGTGCCTTAGGTGAAGCATCAACGTTGTTACCAGAGTAAGCAGCAGCAATCTTGAATGGGCTTAGTGCCTCTTCACCTGCTACAACTCCGTCTCCACTGTCAGCATAGCGAACACGTAGAGTATGGATTTGTGCTACTGGGCCAGTCATTGGCTGAACGCCGATGATTTCGTTAGCGATAACGGTTGGCATAACACGACGAATAACTGGAAGAATAACGCGATTTAGGGTAGCGATATTACCAGCGCTTGTTGCACCTGCTGTTGCAGACTCTGCCAAATAACGACGAGTGTTCTCTAAGCATACGCCCATAGAAGCACGACGGTTACCTTGTAGGCCTTCAAGCAGAGCGTCTTTGGTCTCTGACCATCTTTCATTTAAAAGTTGTGACATTTCTTATTGTCTCCTTGAATATTATTTTAGACCCGCTAGTTTGCGGATATCTAAGATGTTGTCTAAGCCTACCTCTGGCTTTGTCTCACGGTTGCCTGTTACTTCTGTGCTTTCAGTCAAAGCAACTTTAGATGTTACTTTTTTCTTTTGGCCTTCCATTACTGCGGGTAGGTATTTGTCAAAAGCTTCTGAAAGTTTTTTAGTCTGAACAGACTCTAAAAGTTCTTTCATTAGCTCCCTCTTGTCGGCACCTAATGGTGCCAATAGCTCAGCCATTACTTGCTTTCTCTCCATTAGATCTTTTTGTACACGTAGCTCACGCTCGCGTGATTCGACTAACGTAGATTTTTCTTCAGCAAGTTGTTTAGCTTCTGCAAGCTCATGTTCTTTCTTTTGAATTATCTTTAACAATTTACTTGTTTCAGATTTTTCATTTAGATAAGAACCGGCAAACTCTTGTGCAAATGCTTCATAGATACGACGACCGAAATCGTTATTACGGCTACTATCAATGTCTTCCTTCAATTGTTTAATTTCAGAAGTTAATTTCTTAGTAACAGTACTCTCAACGACTTGTGCGCTTCTCTGAATAAAGTTTTGCTTAATTGTTTCAAATTTAGCTTTAGCTTCACGTACTAGTTTAACTTTTGTTTCAGCTAGATCACGTTTGTCTTTAGCAAACTCGTCAATTTCTTTTGCTAGAGCATGAACTACAAATTGCTCTAATTTTTCAAAGTTCTCAGATACTTTACGACGATCGCTCTGGAACTCAACTAACTCTTTGCCCAATTGCTTGATTACAAATCCTTCTAGCTTTTTAGCATCTTCTGCAATTCTTGTACGATATGCAGCTTGTGCTTCAGCTAGAGATTTTTTATCTTCGTGCAATTCGGCCATTTCTGCGGCCAATCTTTCGCTTAACATCTTGTCGATTGCTTCTACCATAACTTGTTTGTCATGTGTATACTTTTGTGCAAACTCTTCACGAAGTTCTGCGCTTACTTGGTCGCGATTCTCTTGAATTTTTGTAGCAAAGGCGGTTTCGATTTCAGACTTTACTTCTTCTGACATCATACCACTTTCGACTAATTTTTTGAATGCGTCCAACATTTATATTTCTCCTCGGGCTTATTTTAGACCTTTAATAATCTGCAAGAGACTTTCTTTTAGATATTTCTGGGCCTTTGGATCTTCTTTAACTTCAGTTGCTACCTTAAATGCTTTGCTTCCGCCGCGTGTATTCATTAAATGCTCATACACAGGAGTAGGGTAAGCACCAGGTGCGCTTGGTTGTGCAACTATATCCACAGTAATAATTTCAAAATCAGATACTCGGCCGCTTAAATCGTCAACGTTTCCGCTGCCGCGTGAGCTAACGCCAAGTTTTACTCCGCTTTCTAACATAGTGCGAATTAAGTTACCCATTGGGGTGGGAAGAACTTTCATCTTCCCATATCCATTAGGACCTTCCATCCACATTTGAGTAATCATATGGGATACACGGTCCAAATTAACTTTTAAATCATCAGGATGATCTACTTCACCTAACACGCTATATCCGTTTTGTAATTGATCGTTTAGCGTTTTAACTGCACGTTCAATTTCATCTACTGGATAAACACGTTGATTAGCATTACGAATTCCGCCTTGAATAGCAATACCTTTTAGATAAAGGCTTTTGCCATCTTTATCATCCGACTCCATTACGATGCCGGATTGATCAAAGCTTAAATGTTCTCTTAAATAGGCTAATTTCATCCTGATTCTCTAATTATTTGCTATATGGCTTTAAGAACTGCTTAACAGGGTTTACACTGGTTTGATCACCAGGACCGCCTGCTCCACCAGCACCTACTGGACCAGGAGAGCCGCCCTTTTTCTCAGCACCGTGGCCACCTTTAACATTGCTTAATGTTTTAACGCCAGACTTTTTACCATCGACATTATGCATTCCAGCAGCTAGCTTTTCACCAGAGTGTGGTGCTAAACCTTTTTGTACTTTACCAGGGCTTGTTCCTGTATTGCTTTGACCTTCAGTTGCACCTTGTACTAAATTCTTACCATTTACACCGGCTGGGCCTGGCTTGTTGGCAGCTTTAGCAATAGGGCTTCTACCTTCGTCAGGAGCACCTTCTGTGTCACCTGTTCCGGCAGCAACATGTTGTTTTTGGCCCTTCATGGAATTCTTTTCCCAATCATTACCAACTTTTTCAACATATTCACGGGTCATGCGCTTTTTAGTTTCGAACATTCCCATCTTTAGATCGTCTTCTTCGGATCCTGGCTCTTCGCCACCGAATTCATCACCACCGAATTCATCACCACCCATGTCACCGCCTTGGGAAGCTTCTAGTTCTGCAAATGCAGCTTCTAGTTCTTCGATAGCATTTTTAATATCCATCATTGCGTCGTCTTCAGATGCTTCAGGTCCCATATCGGCACCCATTTCGTCATCCATTCCAACATCGCCACCAAGGTCGTCGGTTTCTTCGTCACCGCCAACTTCTGGCTCATCAGCATCCATCATATAAGAATCTTCTAATTCTTCTTCAGCTTCATCGACGGATTCTTCTTGTTCTTCAGACTCGTCCATATCTTCGTCAGCAGACTCGTCCATATCTTCGTCAGCAGATTCTTCGACTTCCTCATCGTCTTCTGCTGCTTCTTGAGCTATTAGATTTTCATAAATATTTCTAGATTTTTCGACAACAATTTCATGGAATAGCTCATTAGCTTTATCCATTTCTTCGTTAACAATATAATCTAGAAGTTGTTCAAACTTTGTAGACATTGCAGGTTTTCTCCTTAATTGGTTCGCGGCAAGGCTTTGTGATTATATTTAAAGTCTTTTAATAAATTACGCACAAAATAGGCCAAAAATTGAACATTTTTGACCTTAAAATAAAAAATTTAAAAATATATTAAACCGCAGGGGCTTCTGGGGGCGGAGCAGCGTACATTTTTCTTACTAAACCTAATTCATCCTTTTTTTCTTTTTCTCTAGCATCGCCTGCTTTTCTTAAACTGTTTAACATGCGTAATGTTAATTTTGTTTTACGTAAATCATCAGGGTTTAATACGCTTGAATCTTTATCAGAATCATAGCGTTGATCATCGACTGGGTCTTGTCGATTTTTGTCAAAGTAAATAAACTCTCTTAAAAACATAGTAATATTTATGCAGCAGGCGGTGGAGTTTCGGCTGGTGCTGCTCCGTCAGCAGGCATTGCTCCGTCAGCAGGAGGAGTAGGCGGAGTAGTTGCGCCTCCGATTGAACTTAGATCTGCATTCATTCCATTAGCAGTAACTCCGACTGATCTTAGTTCTGCACTAGATGGTAACATAGTATCTTCATCTATGTTTTCTTCACGCCATTGTGTTTCATTTTCTGCAACTTCTTCAGCAGTTAATCCTAAGAATCTTTTTAATGCAAATCGTTTACTAATAAATGGAACTTGAACTACTTGCCCGAACGTCGTAACTCTTGCAGTATCCATTTCACTTTGTCTATATGCTGCAAAATTTTGTGGCGGATTGAACTTAACATCAAAAATGTTCCAATCAATATTCATACCCTTGTTTTGCAGATATAATTTAAATTCTGTGTCAAAATGTTCATTCAATATCGATTGCAGTCTTTCACAATACTTATTGAATCTTAATTCTTGAATGTATGCTGTTCCAACTCTACCATCATTAAAGTTGCTTCCTCCGTCGTCAGGTCCAGTAGGGAGGTAAGAGCTAGGAATGCGTAAAGCCCTAAACAACTTATTAGTAAAATACTTAAGGTCATCTATTTCTCCCAAATTTGTACCGCCGGGTAGCACTTCAACTTTAGATCCGCGGCCTTCTGCTGTCTGTGGGAAGAAATAATCTTCATTTATACTTAAAGGATTATATCCAGCATCGATTACTGTTTGGCTTCCACCTGTTACAGATGGAATACGTCTTTGATTAACTTCATTTTTAACACGTTCAACAAAGCTCATCGCTAAGTGACTAGGCATGTTTCCTACATCGATATAAAACACACGTCTTTCTGGAGCACGTTGAATACGATAGATAATGATAGCATCTTCAAGTAATTCTTTTTGTTTATAAACTTTAAAGATACTTTCTAGTAAACTAGTTCCAAATGGAAAATTGTTATCTAAACCTTCACTTAAACTTAAATGTATTACATGTTTTGCATCTATAGCATATTGATTTTCGGAACGTTGGAATCTATTTCCTGTAATATTAGTAGGATATGACCCAGTCATTCCTCTACTCATTCCTACACCGGCATTATTTCCTGCATAACCGCTTGCGTATTGGCTTCCACCGCCAGTTACATTACTAGGATTAATTTGCGTAGTAGCAAGAGTTTCTAAATTTGGATTCCAGTCTCGAATAATATATTGCTCAGGTTTTTTACCTTCGGATTCGTTAACAATAATCTTATCAACTTTTGCAGGATCAACATATAACCAACTTTGTGTTTCTGGATCTCTTACAAAAAATACATCCCCATACTTAAATGTATTACGAACAACTTTGAACATTCTTGTATGAAATTTATTCAACTTTGTCCATTGTTGCAAAAACTTTTTAATAATTTTTATTTCAGTATTTGTAGCCTGTTCTTTAAAAAATACTTGGAAAGGAGTACCATTTTCTTGATTTTCTTGCGTACAAAATTCAGCTAAGATATCTAATGCTGCATTTACTTCACTATCACTATCCATAGTATCATATTGACCATATCGTTCTAAACGATTTGGGTGACCGGAATATACATCAGGAAGAAAGCTAGCATAATTTCTATGAGTTGGATTTGCATTACTAGCACTCATAGAACCATTAACTGGACTTAATAATCCAGAAGTATTAACAGGTGTAAAATATTTACGCCATGACATTGCTATTTTCCTTTAATCCTATGTTAGATACTGTATTAATCTGACTCATAATTTAAAATTTAAATAAATCTCCGCCCAATGAAGAAGTTGCATCAACGTTTCTCTTGGCGTATTCTGCTGTTTCTCTTAAGTATCTTAACATCTCTGCTGATTGTTTATTTAACGTTTGTAATTCGGTCTTCAACAATTCTAAACCTTTTAATGATCCGTCAGTTAAAGATTTATCCGGCATTAGAGAATCTAATCCACTAACTTCATCAAATTTTTTATCTTTTATAGCAGGGTTCGGTTTTGCAAAAGATTCACTAATGGTGCTTATAGTAGGCTTAGGTTTCTCTGTCATCGGACCAGCTGCTACATATTTCAAAGCACTTTGATTTATAGGAGATAACTTTTCTTTATCTAATAATTCTGTTTTTTGTGTTCCGCCAAAAAGTGATTTAGCGAACGAATATATATTATTATCTAATAATTTTTGATATTCATCCGGAATCTTTTGTTTAGCTTGTTTAGTATCATTATTTTTTTGATCTTTATCAAATATACCTGCTTTCAGTGTCCCGGGTTGAAGCGGCATTTTTATATTGCTAGCTAATAAATCGGCCGATAGTTTTAAAGATTTAGCAGCATCTAATAGTAATGATGCTGCTTTACTTAAACTATCGTTAATTGATGAGTCTTTCTTAGCCTCAGTTTCGGGTTTATCTTTACCAAATCCAAATAATTTTGCAACTGCTGATGCTGCTCCTTTGATCATACCTAGCACATTACTAATTTTATCAAATATCCATTTAAATACTCCAGTGACTAAATCGCCGAATGATTTAATAACTCCGGACATAGTTTCAAAAGGTGCCGAAATAATTGAAGCTAGTTGTTTAAATGGCCAGCTCATTACATTCCATATTGCATCAAACACAGATTTAACTGTGTTAGTTAACCCAGAAAATATAGATCCTATATTATCAAATGCCCCAGAAACTAAACTACCTATCTGTTTAAATGGCCAACTTATAACATCCCATACTGTGCCGAATATAGATTTAATTCCGTCAAACAATCCTGATGCAATTGATTTTATTCCATCAAATGCAGCAGATACTGCTTTACCTATTTGTTTAAACGGCCAGCTAATAACATCCCATATTGCACCAAATACTGTTTTAACTATATTAAGTACACCCGAAATTACTGATGTAACGCCATCAAAAATACTCGATACTAAACTACCTATTTGTTTAAATGGCCAACTTATAACATTCCAAACTGTTCCAAATATAGATTTAATTCCGTCAAGTAAACTAGACAACATACCGCCAATTGATTCAAAAACAGTTCCTACAATTTTTCCTAGTGCGTTAAATGGTGCCATCAAACCTTCTATTACACCTGTAGGAAATGCACTTAATCCTTTTGCAAGTACCCATATTGAAGCACCTAGTGCTGCTATTGCTGCCGAACCTATAAAAATTGCCGGAGCAATAAATGAAAGTGCTGCTGCTCCTGCTGCTAGTAATCCAATTGCAACCGTACCAGCTGCAACATCTTTCCAACTAACGTCAGTAAATTCTTTAAATGCTTTTGCTGAAATGTATAAACTTCCGGCCAATAATCCCAACGACACTGATCCTAACATAACTTTAGGATTTGCCATAGCTTGTAATCCGCTTGCCAATCCTTTTAAAATTCCTCGAATAGCACCGCCTACCCCAACGCCTATTCCTTTTACTGCATTGCCTATTGATCCAACTATACCTGCTGCTCTTCCAGCCGTTGCTGCTCCCGCACCTCCACCAGGTGGTATAACAGGTGTAGGAACTCCTCGGTTAGCAGCAGGCGGTACAATTGGCCCGGTTCCCGGTGCTGCGGGTCTTCCACCAAGAACATCTAATACTCCACCTACACCGCCGGCTCGTGCTCCTCCCGATACTGCAAGAACTGCTGCTCTTGCTTTTGCAACGCCGATAACTGCTATTAATGCCAATAACCCTGCACCTAAAATTTCAAATGCATACGGAATTCGTCCTATTGCAGTTAAAGTTTTAGCAAAAAATGTCACAACAGGATTAAACACAGCAAATAATTTTTCAACTATAGGAAGAATTTTTTCCAATATAAGTTGACCTAATTTTTGCATAGCTTCTTGAGTTTTCACTGCATCTGCTGCTTGACTTTCTTGTTGCTTAATTTGCTCGTCGTAGGCCTTTGCTAGTTCTTTTTGTAAAGTTGCTTCGTCTGTAATTCCTTTTGCTCTAAGTTTATTTTCTACTCCAATTAAACTTCCGACAACTTGCTGATATTTTCCTTGTTGTAATGCCAATGCATCACCTGTTTGACCAAACCGTTTTGCTTGGTCAGATGCGGTTGTTAGTACTCTTCCAAATTTATCTGTTACTTGTTGTTGAGTTGTTCCAGCAGTTATTGCTGTTTTAGTCATATCAGTAAGCGCTTCTGCGGTTTGAGGAGCTACTCCTGATAGTGTTTGTGCTGCTTCTGTTACTGGCGGCAATCCTAATGCAGCAGACATAACTAGATCTGTTGCACCCGCAATGCCGCTTGCGGCTGCTTTATCGTATGCTGCTTTTAATTTAGCACGTTCAGCTTCGTCCATGTTGGCCATTTTACGCTGAAATGCTTCATTCATCTGTGCTTTTTTCTGTTCTTCTTCTAATT